AAAGCCTGAATGATCGCCGCTGCGTTGTCTAGGAAATATGATACGATTTGCATAAGTTTTTAGATGCGTGAGATGGAGATCCTTTTCTCAACTTGGGCACGATAGGCTGGATCTTTAGCGTACCGAGAGTCCTTCATGGCATCCACCATTTGGGCGTTAGAGTTGAACGGGGTAACACCGCCGCCAGCCACTTGGCCTTGCATGAGTTTCACGGGGGAACCACCGTCGGACAAGAAGCGAGCATAGAGACCCTTGATGGCCATCTTGGCAGTATCTGCATCGTTGGATTCAACAACACGGTTAAAGGCTTGAAGCTCACCATCAGTAAGCGCACCAGAAGCCCACTCGGTCATTGCACCGTAGTTGTCCTTGCCGCCTACTTCACCCATGATGGCATTCGTGTTGGCCTCTTGGGAAGCCTTGTAGCCGTCGACGTAAGTCTTAACAAGCTCACGGGAGATTCCATTCTTTTCAAGGGCAGCTAGGGATGCCTCAGTGAGGTCACCACGTTCTGCATACTCAGCACTTGCGGAATTAAGGGCATCACCAACACGGGACTGCACGTCGGATGCCTCAAGCTTTACCTTGGACTGATCCTCTTCGCGGTTCTTCTGGTGGTATTCCTTTTCAAGATTGGCATACGCCTTAGCGAGTTCCTCTGGGGATTCAAACTTCTCAGGGAGCCATTGGGGGCGCTCGTCGGTTACAGGAGGTTCCTCATTGGGTTCCTCTTGTTGGGCTGGTGGTTGTTGTGCCTTGGCTTCGTCCATAAGGGCCGATTGTTGCTCAAGGCTCATTTGTTCACGAGCCGTTGGTTCGTTGATTGATGTCGTATGTAGTTCAGCCATTGTAGTTGGTTGTTATTGTTCCTGTTGAGCTGCATTAAGCTGCTGCTGTTCAGGACTATTAGCCTGCATATACTGATCGTTCAAGGCTTTTATTCCAGATGGCCCAAGTTTCTCGCTCATACTAGCAGCCATTTGTTGTTGGGCTTCTTGTGCTAGTTGTTCCTCGGTCTTGATAAGTCCAAGTGTCTTAATTCCAAGGGCTGTCGCACGACGCTTAAAGTACTCTTGGACATTAACAAACTGAGCAACAGCCTGTGGGCCTACTACCTGAGCAGCACCTGCAAGGAACTGGTCAAGCTTGTTGAGATCATTACCACGACCCAATGCTTCAACACCCGTAACGATCACAGGCTGCACAAGGTTCTTAGGAAGCTTAGGAAGTTTCTTAGACTTCGACATCACAAACATCAATCGCTCGATCAATGGAAGCTGAAGCTCATTTGAAAGTAACGAATAGAGGCCACCGAGAGAACTCTCAAGTTCCTGTGACAACATACGGATTTCCTCAGCGGTCACACGTTCAGCACTGCGGACAACACCAGAGGTCAACAGGAAGGCAGCACCAAGGCGATCCTTGATTCCATCCATGGTCATCTGGGCGACCTTGAAGTCGTTGAACTTGTTTACTTGGAGCGTTGTAACATCCGCTGCATTCCCTTGGACAATAGCACCGTTAGGGCTGTCAGCAAGTGTGCGAGCGCGTGTTGTTCCATTAGGAGACACAAGGAAGAGAACCTTGGCAGCAGCAGCAGAGCCTTCGACGATAGCTTGAGTAAGCGCTTCAAGTGATTGGACATCTCCAAGGTATTCCTCTACGTATCCACGACCGTAGGACTCCCCATCAATACGAGAGAACCGCAATGGGATATAGGGACTACGATCAAGGGGAACCTTACCGCCAGACTTAGGAAGAACAACACCGTTGATGTCCTGAGTAATTTCCCACATATTATCGTCACGTCTGATACTCGTGTACAGATTGACATCACCTTCCATGGCCTCGTTCTCAGAAGCACCGTGGGTTTCTAGGAGTTCATAGACTTCTGGGTCAAGCGCCTTGCGTGAAATGGTTTCCTTGGTTGCAATCGTCAAGACGTTACCCATGGGATCACGCTCAATGACAAAGCGGTTAAGGTTAAACACACGAAGACCGCCTTCTTCAGGCATATACAGGAGAGCGTTACCGGCGATGATGAGATGCTTAAGTGCCTCATGGAGGGCTACTCGGTACGCCTCTTTAGCAATCTCACTCATCACCAGATCTTCAACGCGCTGAAGAGAGTTCTCAATCTCACTAAGGACTTCCTCTGGGGTTCCATTCTTGGCGAGTTCAGCGGTGTCTGCTTGCAGACGAAAGAACGGAGCGTTGGGTGGTAGGAGTGCTAACAGTAATTTACTGGCGAGGTTATTTACTCCTCTAGCACCAACGCTCTGAAAGGGGGTGTTAAGCCGACTGTGTGGCCCAAAGGATTCTTCGGGGAGCACATAGGGCAACGTAAGTTTCGACGAGGTACGACCGCGATCCAAATAGGAATAGCGGAGACCTTCAAGTCGGGAATAGGTTTGTTGAGCTGTCATGTTATTTCTTTTCTTTGGCAACTTTTACTTTGCCTGAATGCAACTCTTTGAGAAGCTTTTTCTTTTGAGGAATGGACAATGGAGTTCCCTTGGAAAGAAGGTAGCCTACTTGGGCTTTGCTTTTAGTGGGCATTGTTACTTCTTTCCTTTCTTCTTACATCCGTTACAAGAGGCTTTACCGCACATCTTGCATTTGATCTTAGCTTCGATTGTAAGTTTCATAATGGTTGTTATGCCCAGAAGACGCTTGGAACGTCAGGGTTAAACGCAGGGCGGGGGATGGAGATCTCAAGTATCATGGAATCACGGGTTTTGTTTCAAGAACAGCGGTCATGTAAACTAGTAGCTGATCAGAACCACCACCAATAGTGTTTGTCGGATGCACGGCTGCACCACCACCATCCTGTACAAATATTGCTGCGTCAGTGTAAACTGGTCGAGATGCTGTCATCTCAAGCGTCCATGCGTCCTTATCAAAAAGAACATCGTAGTAAATTCCTTCATCGGCCTTAATCAGATTGTTTAAGGTGACTCTGTCTGATTCCCTGCCTTGAGCGGTTATGTAGCTTGACTGCATTACAGTAGAACCACAGATTAACGCGCTTGGGTTTGTGCTACGAACAAATGACCACAAGGTTCTGAGTGCTGAATGTATGGTTGATACTGACCGCGCTGCCGCTGAGTAGTTTCCAAGATCATTTGTTCCAGCAGCGATGTCAACTACAGTTGGCATATCATTTGCAACATTGGTTGTGGTTAGACCATTGCCCCCAATGGCGGCAGCTCGCTCTACGGCTCCAGCACCACCAACAGCAACATTGACAGTAGATAAATTTGCGCCCTTCCAAACACCCTTGTCAGAATAGCGACCACCAATATAACTTGCTTGAATTGAATCTCCTTCAAATACATATCTCCATTTGGGGAGCACGGTTTGGCCAATCAATGTCTGCAAGTTGTTTTCTTCGGAGTCAGAAAGAGCTTTGGAGAAGAGAAACCACGCTGGGATTGTTCTCTCAATGCTGCTAAACACTGTTGTCTCGCCATTATTAGAAAATAAACACATTCTAAGACGGTTCAGTGTATGAGATGCCTCTCCTTGTGTTGATGTTCTGGTATATGTAGTGCCACCAACAGTGTTTAGTCTTCTCATTGAAAATGAAGACGCTCCAACTGCTGCATCGTCTCGAATTGAAACACTTGCAATGCCTGTGGTATTACGAGCCCAACCCGGATTTCCGGAAGTCGTACGCAATGTGGATACAAAGCTTTGTGCTTGGCCAAACGATGCGCCATTATTGACCATTGCTAAATTTGTGGCAGTTAGTCCGTTTGAAAAGCGAAAAATTGGTTGAGCAGTTGCGTTAACATTATCAAGGGTCCCGCAATGTAGTCCCACTAAGGTTCTCGCTCCAGAGCTAGAGACAATGTTGCCTGTTGCGTATTGTAAGCTTCCATTAAAATATATTCCGTTTCGCAATCTTGAAGGAGAACCTGTCATTGTAAGATTAGACAACCCAAGAAGTGATGGAATAGAACTACCAGAGGTTGGCTGAGAATCTTTCCTAAGAATCGCGCCATCAAGAAAATTGCTTCTGATGCCAATATCGGAAAGTCCCGTAAAGAAGTTGGAGATCCTCGTCGCGGCAGCATTTGAAATGCCATAAGCGGCTTTGTACG